TTGCCTGTATATATCTTTCATCACAGGTAGAGCTTGATAACCAAAAGTTTCTATATGTTGCACTGGACCTAGATACCCAAAAGCACTTTGCTCTGTAAAAGGTTTTAAGTAAGATTTTGTAACAGCAGTTGCAAAAGCTTGTTTTTGTTTTGTTATTTCCGTGTACTTACCTTTTATTATTGCTTCTAAACCTGTTTGCGCTTTCTTCCAAAAATTAGGTATGGCAGAATATACTTTCCTATAAGTGTGAATAATGCTTTTACACTCTTCAACATCTAAATCTTTACCGAAAGCTTTTAATTGTACACTAAATTTTTTAGCTCCCATACCATAACCGCAACCCAATATTGTCGTTTTACCTACGAATCGTTCCTCACTTGTTATATCCTCTACTGGCCTATTATATATTTTAGAAGCCATTATCTTATATACATCATCCCCATTTGCAAAGGCTTGTACCAAGTCATTTTGACCAGACAACCAAGCCAATACTCTAGCCTCTATCTGTGAAGAATCGGAGTTGACCATAACAAAACCCCTGGGAGCTCGCATAGATTCTTTCAACACAGACTTTCTTGGAATATTTTGCAGGTTTACGTTGTCAGAACCTCCCCACCTTCCTGTGTGAGCCGCATAATATTTTAAAGGAACTGGAAGGCTACCACGATTGCCTATATCCAAAAACCTCTGAGTTCTTGTCTCTTCTAAAGTTGACTTTGTTCCAAGTCTAGCCGCAACTAGCGTTTGCACTTTTTCGTTAGGGTGCTCTTGTAGTTTTTTAAATCCTTCGTCGGTCTTAGAAAAAGCAAAAGTTTCTTTACCTGTCCTTGGGCTAATTTTCATCGGGGGTTCTACACCTAAAGATTTTAATTTATCTGCAAATTTAG